TTAAGCGCCCCCGCGCGCCCTATTCCACCCTCGCCTTTGACGGCATTGAAGACGCCGTAGACGCGCTGATCCTCGCCATCCGCAACGCCCGTTTGACTAAAGATGATGTGCAGCTTCTTTGCGCGCTGACCGATCGCCTTAGCCTCAACTAAAAAAAATTAAGAAAAATTAGCCTCAACCCCTTGCAAGGCTAAATTAGCTGATGTTAACCTACGCCTATGCCAACGCAATGACGCAGCGGCATTGGAGGTAGAGAGATGAAATTACACGCACTGATTGCCACTTTGGCGCTTACCGTTTGCACTGTGACGCAGGCAGAGATCGAAGGGTCAAGGCTCATCCCGCCTAGCCCGTGGGAAAAGGTCGATCTGATTTGCTTTGTCAGTGGGCCTAAAAAGCCAGCGCATAAGACCTTTTACCGGCATCCCTCGCCCGGCAAGCATTACTGGATAGGCGTCAGCGATGACGGATACGTCACGCAGTATTGGTCTGATGACGACACCCTGACATACGCCTACAGCGATGAAAATGAGGGAGGAACTTATTTTAGGCAAATCGCTTACAACAAGGTAGACCGGATGACAGGTGAAGGGCGGTTTGATTTTTTAAGTAGCTATCAGTCGGGCCGTTGCCAGCCGCGCCCCGCCAATAAGTTTTGAGCGAGGCTTACCTTGCACTGGCCTTTGTCGCCCTGCTGTCGATCCTGTTTATCACGGGGGCGTTATGAGCTGGTGTCCTGAGTGCTTGAGCACCCATCACCACCCGCACTGCCCCAATGCTGATGACATCGGCGCCTTTGAGGAGTTTTGCGAGATGTTTAATGCAGAGGCTGTGCATGTCTACACCAACCGTTTCATTGCCGACGTTAACGCCAAGCGTGAGGAGAAGGGGCTGCGCCCCTTGCCACAGCACGCGCTGATTGAGACGTCTGACTATAAACGCGCGATCCGCGCCTATTTCAAATCAACTAGTGAGGAGAAATGACCTATGTCTATTATCGACACAATCAAGCCCCCAGGGGTTCAGCAGAAGGGCGCAACGGTGGCAGAGCTGTGCTCTGACCTGCGTGGCGTATTGGATGAAATCGCACGGCTCAATGATAAGGCAGGCGAACTTAAGCAGGCGATCATCCGAGAATGCGGTGTACGCGAGGAAGGCGAGCAGTCTTTTTATATTGAGCACGCTGATGGTCGCCAGTTTAGGGTGAAGACCCGTCAGGACTTTAGCCGCCTTGTTGACCCCGAGCAGGCGCGCAACCTGTCTGAGAACCTGCCTGCCCAGGTTTTTGATGACTGCTTTTCGTATAAGCCCAGCTTAAAGATGCACGGATACCGCGCGATCGCTGACACAAACCCAGACTTAAGGCGTCTGCTGGACACCGCCATCACATCACGCCCTCTGCCGCCGCGTTGCACGGTTGAGGTTATCAACAACGAAGACACGGAGGTTCAACCATGAGTCTTTCTGAAATGCTGGAGAAACCCCAGCTCCGACCCGTCAGGGTCACCATTTTGGGGGAGGCTGGGGTTGGCAAAACCAGCCTTGCCAACACGTTCCCCAGCCCTGTTTTCATGCGCTTTGAGGATGGCATGGCGAGCTTGGGTGCTGATGCCCCGCCGTGCACCCCTGTGCTCACCTCAACTCAAGAGGCAATGACGTACCTCAACGCGCTGGGCGAGGATGAGCATGATTTCCAGACCCTTGTTGTTGACTCTGTAACGGCGTTGGCGAGCATTTGTGAGCGTGAGGCGCTGGAGGCTTGCCCAAAGGGGGCCAAGACCCTTGCCTCTGCACACGGTGGATATGGCGCTGGGTTTCAATTTGCCGCTGGCCTCATTAACCACGTTTTCAACGTGACCACCATGTTGCAGCGCCACCGTGATATGCACGTTGTCTACATTGCGCACGCTGGCACGGAAACAATAGATCCAGTTGACAGCGATCCGTATGTCCGTCTGACGCTAAAGATGAACAAGCGCCTTGCGCCTTCCTTCATTGATGACGTTGACGTTGTGGGCTTGCTGAAGCTCAAGGCCGCAGTCTTTGGGACAGGAGACCGAAAAAAGGTTCGCACTTCTGGCGAGAGACAGTTGGACTGTCTGCCCTCTCCGAGCTCTGTCAGCAAAAACCGATTCGGTGTTGACCAACTCATTGCCGTTGAGCACGGCGTTAACCCGCTCACCCCTTTCATTCCATCATTACAGGAGGCATAGCGCCATGAGTATTTTTGAAAACTTCGACCCTAACGCCATTGAGGCACTCAAGTCAGATTTTGATCTGCTGCCACCGCAAAATTATTCGGTCCGCATCCTTGAAGCGGAAGAGGCGACAACAAAAAACGGAGACCCTGGTGTTAAGGTCACCCTGGAGGTCACTGACGGCGAGCACATGAACCGCCGCCTTTGGGATCGCTGCTGGATAGGCCACTCAAGCGAGAAATTTGCGTCCCGTGAGCGCCAGCGGTTTGCGTCGCTGTGTCGCGCGGTGGGCTGGACGCCGACTAAAGATAGCTCGCCGTCTGAGCTACTGGGCTTAGAGCTGGTGGCTAAGGTGAAGGTTGAGAAGTCACGCGACCCGCAGTATGACGATCAGAACCGCGTGCAGGATTACTTTGCCTCAACTGCGTCTGTGACGCCCTCGCCCTCGCCTGCTGCATCTGCTGACAAGCCAAAGCGCGCTGGCTCTGGTGATTGGAAGGCGCAGTAACCGTGAAGGTTTTGGACTGTTTCGCAGGGATTGGCGGTTTCACTCTCGGCCTTGAGAGGGCTGGGTTTGAGGCTGTCGCTTTCTGCGAGATGGACCCCTTCTGCCAGAAGGTATTGGCTAAACACTGGCCGGAGGTGCCGATATATGACGATATCAGACGAGTCACAGCAGACAGACTTATTCGGGACGGAATTAGACCAGACGTTATTACCGGAGGATTTCCCTGCCAGGACATCTCAGCGGCAGGAAAGCAGGCAGGCATTGACGGTGAGCGCAGTGGACTCTGGGCCGAGCTTGCCCGTCTTATTGGCGAGCTACAACCCCGATACGCAATCATGGAAAACGTCACAAACCTCATTAGTGGCGACAGCGGACGATGGTTTGGACGAGTACTCGGAGACTTGGCCCAGATCGGGTATGACGCGGAATGGCATTGCATATCAGCTTCCGCGATTGGCGCCCACCACCACAGAGATAGGGTCTGGATATTGGCGCACCCCAGCCAGCGCGAACGGCAATCAGGGGCCAAAGAGCAAGGAGTTTTACGACCACTGCCGCAAGACGGGGCAATCCACTGTAACGCTGGTAGACGAGGTGAGGCACACGCCGAGGCATTGGCCGACTCCGGCGGCGAGCGACTACAAGGGGGCGCCGAAAAACAGATATTGGGGCAGCGACACCTATCGAAGCAATTTGCGCGAAGCCGTCAGAGAAAATCAGGAATCTGGGCAGCTGAACCCGGCGTGGACAGAGTGGCTTATGGGGTTCCCCAGCGGTCACACCGACTTAAAGCACTAGGCAACGCAGTAGTACCCCAGATACCCGAGCTTATCGGTCACGCAATAAAAAGCGGGGAAGGTCTGGGACCAACCCCGCTACCCCAATAGATCAGTTGGCAAACAGATCAGAGGCATAAGGATTTTATCATGGACTTAACTGAAGCCCTAAACAGCAATAATACCCTTGCGGCGGTTGACGCTGCAATGGAACTGGAGCAGGACAACAACCCGCGCCCGTATCTGGGCGCAAGCATCATGGGCGACCCCTGCCCGCGCAAGCTCTTTTACGGCTTCCGCTGGTATGCCAAACCGACGTTTCTAGCCAAGACCCTGCGTGCTTTTGATGATGGTCACCGCACTGAGGATCTGATGGCAGAGCGCTTGCGGTTGGTGCTGGGCTCGCAGTTGGAAACGCACGATCCAGTGACGGGCAAGCAGTTTGGCTTTGCTGCCTGTGATGGACATGTGCGGGGGCACTGCGACGGGCTGGTTCGCGGTGGTTTGAAAGAGGCACCCCAGACGCCTCATGTTTGGGAGCATAAAGCTGTAAACCCTAAGAAGTTTGCCAAGCTGGAAAAGCTGATTTCCCTGCACGGCGAGAAAGCCGCGCTGGTTGAGTGGGATGAGATTTATCACGGGCAGGCGCAGGCGTACATGCTTGCTTTCAACATGACCCGCCACTACCTGACGGTCACCACCCCTGGCGGCCGCGACCACATCAGCGTCAGGACCGAGCTGAATAAAAAGTTTGCCGAGTCGCTGATGAAGCGAGCACAGGGGATCATAGCCAGCGACAAGCCCCCGCCGCGCATGAACGAAGATCCGACCTTTTACCTCTGCAAGTGGTGCGATTACCAGCAGCACTGCCACTACGATGCCGCGCCTGAGATCACCTGTCGCTCATGCAGCCACAGCTTTGCGGCTGAAAATGGTAAGTGGTTTTGCGAGCAGAAAGAGGAATACCTAGACCGAATTGCACAAGAGATGGCGTGCCATGACCATGATGTTATATCCCGAGCAGACTAAAGCCGTCACGCTGATCCTTGACTACCTCTACGGCTTCACCGGCAACCCCGTGCTGGAAGCGCCGACAGGCTCCGGCAAGTCGGTGATACAGGCGGGGCTTGTAGACAAGGTGCTACGCACTTGGCCCAACAAGACGGTGCTCTGTCTGGCGCACGTTGCTGAGCTGCTGGAGCAGAACGAGGATGCCATGATCAAGCTGGGCATCAGTGCTGAGTATGACGTTGGCGTTTATTCTGCCTCGCTGAACCGGCGCGAGATTGGTCAGGTCACGATTGCGTCGATTCAGTCGGTGTACAAGAAAGCCGAGCTGCTGGGCCACATTGACCTGGTTGTGGTTGATGAGGCGCACCTGGTTAACAACAAGCGCGACGGGATGTACCGTCACTTGCTGGCTGAGCTGGGGTTTGTAAACCCTTCCATCAGGGTGGTCGGTCTGACTGCCACACCCTACCGCCTATCAGGTGGCCTGCTGACCGACGGCGATCTGTTTGATCACTGTATCAACAGCAAGCTGTTCGATATGGATATGGAAACATTAATCTCAAAGGGCAAGCTCGCGCCTTTGACGACTGAGCCAGTTAGCCGAACCTACTCAACTGAAGATCTGGCTATGCGCGGCGGCGAGTACACCAACGCCTCACTGGCCGAGATGGTCAGGGCGTCGGGTGATGTCACGGCGCAGGCTTGTGCTGAAACGCTGCGCCTAGCCAGTGACCGCAACAAGGTGCTGATCTTTGCTACCAACCTTGCGCACGCTGACGACATAGCCAACTACCTTGCCCCTAACGCTCGTATGGTCAGTGGCGACACCCCCAAGCGCGAGCGCGCGGAGCTGGTTAAGGATTACAAGGCTGGCGCGTTCAAATACCTAGTGAACGTCGGCGTCTTTACCACCGGCTTCAACGTGACTGACGTTGATTGCATTGCGTTGATGCGCCCGACCTTCTCGCCTGGTCTTTATCTTCAGATGCTCGGACGGGGCATGAGGGTGGCCCCTAACAAAACAGACTGTTTGGTTCTCGATTTTGCCAACAACATTGAGACGCACGGGCCGGTTACTCAAGTGCAGCCACCCAAGCAACGCGGCCCAGCCAAGGAAGGCGACGCCCCGCTGAAGGTTTGTCTAAATCCTAAGTGCTTTGCTCTGAACTATGCGCAGGCGCGTGAGTGCGAGGAGTGTGGCACCCCGTTCCCGGTCACTGAGACGGTCAGCAGCATTGAGCGCGAGGCTTCCACGATAGACATCATGGGCCGTGACCTGATTGCTGAGCATGAGATTACCGAGCACGTTATTGGCACACACATCAAGAAGGGCTCGCCGCCCATGCTGAAAATTGATTACTGGTCCGGTTACTTCCCTGTCGCAACGCAGTACCTGTGCGTCTATCACTTGGGCTATGCCGGGCAGAAGGCGGCTGAATGGTTTATGAGATGGACCGGCTTTCCAGTGCCGCGTGACTTAGAGACGGCGCGGGATGTGCTGGCGTCAACAGATGATCTGCCCAATAGGATCGTTGTCGATTCTTCGGGCAAATACCCACAAATAAAGCAATGGTTTTATGAAAGAGAAGAAACAGGACAGCCCGAAACAGTGCATTGAGTGCGGTGGCCCTGCGGTCATGGTGCGCAATGCTGAAGAGGGGATGGTTGCTAAGGGCTGGTATTGCCTTGCTTGCGGTCACTTTGACAAGGTGATTGGGCGAGAGCGGAAGCTGTGATTTTTAAACTGACAGAGCCTAGCTGCATTAGCTTCAGCGGAGGCAGAACCAGCGCCTACATGCTGTGGAGGTTCATCCACGCCAATGACGGACTGCCTGATGACTGCGCCGTGACCTTTGCCAACACGGGCAAGGAGGCAGAAGAAACGCTGGAGTTTGTCAGGGACTGCGGAAAGTATTGGGACGTTCCGATTGTCTGGCTGGAGTACGCCTGGGCGGAGGAAACAAAAGATCGGTTCAAGGTCGTGGATTTTGACACCGCCGCTAGAAGCGGCGAGCCGTTTGAGGCGCTGATTCACGCCAAAAAATATCTTCCTAACCCTGTGGCGCGCTTCTGCACTATCGAGCTAAAAATACGCACCATTGCCAACTATCTCTGGTCTATAGGCCATGTAGAGAAGCGATCCCACGGCGAGAACATGGCGATAGTGGGCATCAGGGCTGACGAGCAACGCAGAGCCGCTAAGATTGAGCCGCACCGCAGGCCACTGGTTGCAGCCGGCGTCACTAAGGAAACCGTATCTGCGTTTTGGGCGCAGCAACCGTTTGACCTTGGCCTGCCCAACGTCAACGGCGTCACGCCTCACGGTAATTGCGATCTCTGCTACCTCAAAGGCGCTGGACTTATTGAATCTTTGATTGTGGAAAAGCCCAGCCGCGCTGATTGGTGGGCGAGGATGGAGCGCGAATGTCCAGCCACGCAGCAATCAGGCGCTAGATGGCGCAATGACCGCCCCACCTACGGGCAAATGCAGATCATAGCCAGAGAGCAAGGCCAATTAGATTTGGCTGGCGAAGAAACCATCGGCTGCTTCTGTGGTGACTGAAATGAAACTAAAGGAAATGATCGGAATGGACATTGAAGACATAAAAGCCGCGTTGTGTGCCGCTAGGTGTGTTGCCAACAGATTTAACGAGCCGGCACTGGTGCTGGATAGCTTGCAGGTTATCCGCGAGTCGGAAGCACCCAAGGGTCAGGTGTACCTTGAGAGAGTGCAGCCATGCTCCTGACGATACCCAAGGCCGCAAAGCTGCTGGCCTGCTCCCCCCGTCATGTGCGGCGGCTGCTAGATCAGGGCCGCATTGCCTATGTTAGGATTGGCAAGACAGGCCGATCCGACAGAATCGTTGAGGCTGAGCTGATGCGATTTATTGAGGATAGTCAATGCCACTCTACAAGGTCGGAGATATCTGGTACTGCCGATTCCAGATCAAGGGGAAGATCTATAGACGATCTACTCGGGCCGGCTCGCGCCGGAAAGCCGAGGAATTTGAGCGACGATACCGAGGAACAATTGAGGGCGGTGGTGGCGCTAGTGACAGAACGTATGAGCAGGCACTGATCAAATGGGCGCAGGGCGAAATGCCCGCCTCCATGCGCTCAGCCGCCAACAACACCCGTGAGCTTTGTCACCACCCACTTGAGCACGTTGTGCAGCCGGCCCACGCCATGCGCGATAGAATGCTATCAGAGGGTTACTCACCGCAAACTATCAACCGCCGGCTTGCCGTAGTCAGGCGCATACTCAATCTGTCTTATCGCCGCTGGGATTGGCTGAATCAACCCCTTGGGCAGAAAATCCAACTGTTGTCTGAGAAAGGCACTGCCCGTCATATTTATCTGAGCAAGGAACAGGTTGCCGAGCTTGCTAGTCACATGAGTGGCGCGCCCCGCTCCATCATGCTGCTGGCGGCGTATACGGGGCTTAGACGCGGCGAGCTGCTGGAACTGCGCCCAGAACAGTGGCGCCCGCCCTATATTACGCTAGACGCGCGCACTAAGAGCGGGAGGCCGCGCACAGCGGTGGTCATTGATGAGCTGCATGAGCTGGTGCAGTTGCCCTGGGGCGTGACAGATGACGGTCTGCGCAAGCAGTGGGAGCGCGCGCGGCTGCTGTCAGGGCTTGAGCACGTTCGATTCCATGATTTGCGGCATACGTTTGCAAGCTGGTTAGCGGCTGACTCCAGCATCCCCCTGACAGTCATCAGAGACGTTCTGGGCCACTCTAGCCTTGCAGTGACCTCACGCTATAGCCACCTGCGTACTGACGCTTTGGATGCTGTACAACAATCATTAAACCGTCAGACGAAATAGCTATGACAGTGGTTGGTGCCCGGGGCCGGACTTGAACCGGCACGGCCATCTCTGGGCCGGGGGATTTTAAGCCCCTTGCTGGGCCTTTTGAGCCACTTTCAGCCCCGCTGAGCCTGTTGGTATATGGGCCTTTCGGGGCTCAGCCGGCTCAGCGGATGCACGGTGCTATCAGAAAACTGTCATAGCGCCTCGCTTAACATCACCTC